CAAATAAATTTGCCTACGTTCTCGGAGCGTGGTTCAAAAAAATGGATAAGCTATGGAGAGGACAATTTATATCCTCAATTTATAGCGAGCTTATTTTTGCGTTCAGCGATTAATAGAACGGCAATTCAATCAAAGATAGACGCTACCATTGGCAATGGGTTAAAGACCACGGATGAGGCTTTAAATTACGTTTTAGTGCGTGCGAATCCTATTGATAGTTGGAACGATGTGTTTGAAAAATGCGCACAAGATTATATCACATTTGGTGGGTATGCTTTGAATATAATTTGGAGCAACGATGGTAAGACAATTAGCGAAATTTATCACTTAGATTTCACAAAGGTAAGAAGTGGTAAGATTGAACCAGGCGAAGATTTACCAAGAGAATATTATTATTCTACTAATTGGGAAAACTCTAATAAATATAAGCCAACGCAATATGCAACTTATAACCCTACTTTATCATTGGAATGCCCTTCGCAAATTCTTTACGCATTTGATTATGAACCTGGCAATATCTATTATCCTTTGCCAACGTATGCTGGTTCAATCAATGATATTCAAATTGACATTGAAGTTTCTAAATTTCACATCTCAAATCTTGCCAATAGTTTGAATCCATCTTTGTTTATTAGCTTAAACAATGGGATCCCAGCGCCCGAAGAACGCAAAGAAATATACGACGAATTAACAATGGCTTATCGTGGAACTGAAAACGCTGGTAAGGCATTCGTTGCATTTAGCCAAGATAAAGAACATGCGCCCGAAGTAACTCCGATAACAAGTACAAATGACAATTATTACACTACTTTAGAAACTAGAATTACAACGAGAATCTTAACAGGGCATAGAATTACAAGTCCGTTATTATTAGGACTTTACAATGGTGGTGCTGGCTTTAGCTCGAATGCTGATGAACTTGCGGTTGCGTATGGTCATTTTATAGGAACGTGTATTCGACCAATCCAAAAAAGTATGTTAAGAGTATTCAACAACTTGATCCTAAATAGAGGTTACGAAACTGAATTACTTATCACTCCAACAACGATTATAGAACCAACAATAATAGCAGAATAATGGCAGTTACTAATGTACTTTTCGTATCAGAAACAAAGTTAAAATCATATACATCAATTCATCAATCGGTTAGTCCCGATGACTTACAGCCGTTTATCTTACAGGCTCAAGATATTTATTTGCAAAATTATCTAGGTGCCACGTTTTACCAAGAGTTACAAACTCAAATAACCAATAACACATTAACGATCCCGAATAAAAAGATACTTGATGACTTTATTGGAGCGATGTTGTGTAACTATGCTTTATATCATGCTTTGCCGTTTTTGAAATACAAAGTATTTAATAAAAGTATCATGAATAATGATAGCGAAAGTGGTCAATCGATTGATTTAGAAGCCTTGAAATTCTTACAAAACGAGGTGCGTAGTGTTGCTGAAAATTACACTAAAATGATGACTACATTTTTGCGCAATAATTTAACCGATTATCCTTCTTATAATAGCTTTGATTTCCTTGATGGTATAACTCCCGACAAAGGCACTCCGTATTTCAGTGGATTGCAAACTAATTCGAGCTTCAATTTATCAAGACGTAGAATAAACAGACGTGGTGATTGTAACGATTGCAACGGATACGAATATTAAAAAATTTAACTAAAAAACAAATATAAAAAATGATCGACAATTCTAAATTCATTATTACTAATGAAGTAATCGTAGACAAGTACGACTTAATAATCCAAGCGGATGTAACTGGAGTGCCAGCTATTTTGCAAATTCAAAAAGCTAATTATGGTATTGTATTTATTGGACACTATGCTTCGTTAAAATTCTTTATTGATGGTGATAAATTGGTAATTTTAGACAACAACTTTTATGGAGAATTTTCAGTAAATAATGTAGACGGATTTAACACGGCTCAAGATTTATTAGTTTCTATAAAATCGGGAATTAACTAATAAAATATAAACAATGACAAAATTAATTTTACAAGCGGGCCAACTAATTGATGTAATTAACTACAATGAAAATCAATACTTTTCTTTAGTTGTTAGTGAAGATTTACCAATGCCAACGGCAATCTATAAAGAAGATACATCAATCGGTGTGAACGTTCAAAGATTTATCGTAGATAGCGTAATTATTGCAGTTATAAACACTAGCGAATCATTAACTGATAACAATGGTAATGTTTACGAAAGAGTTGAAAGCGCAGCTATCCTTACTGAAAATAATTTTAAACCATTAAAAGAGACAGATGAAGCCGAAAATTAAACATTGGTACGAAAGTAAAACAATCGTAATGAATATCCTGGTATCAATCACAATGGTAATGGCTTTATTACCGCCATTGTTTATTGACTTGAAACTAGATGAAAATTTGACGTTAAGATTGACTGTTCTAGTAGGATTTATAACTAATGTTATTAACATCGGATTACGTTTTATTTCTACTGATAAAATTAAGCGTAATGCCTAATTCAATTGTAAGCGCAAAGTTTGATTTAATGCGGTTAAATTTGCCTAAAAATAGTGAGTTTACGCTTGATAACAATACGATTAAGGTAAAGCATAGCGACATAACTTTAAAGGCTGAAATTGAAGCGCAAATAAAGAATATAACGGCTTCAATTGGGTGCGAAATAAACGACAAGTCAACAAGCGCAAAAATTAAATTCGAAGTCAAATTTTAATATATATTTTTGTAACAACATGAAACCGAAAATATTTAGTCCCGCTGAAATGGTAAAGTACTTTGGAAAACCAAATCCACAAGGTACTTATTTAACTATGATTGATTTACCATATACAATGTTCTACGATAGGCAACCAGTAAAGCGTATGAGATGTCACAAAAAAGTAGCACAGGCGTTTAAAAATGTATTCAATGAATTGTTATCAAGTTACGGAGAAAGAAAGATAAATGAATTGGGAATTAATGACTTCGGTGGTTGTTTTAATTACAGATTAATGAGAGGTTCAAGAACTAAGTTAAGCGCTCATTCATGGGGTACGGCAATTGATTTGGATCCTAATAGAAATACTCTAAAGGAAACTCATAAAACAGCACGTTTTGCACGCCCTGACTACAAGGCAATGATTGATATCTTCGAAAAACATGGCTTTGCTTCATTGGGTAGATTAAAAGATAAAGATTGGATGCATTTTCAATATGGTTTACCGATATAAACTCGTTTTTTTCATAATTAAAATTTAGTGTTTTAGGCTCAATGTTTCTACATTGGGCTTTTTTTTTAAAAATTTATAGCCTTTATTCATGCGCCTTTCAGCGAATTAACAAAAATAATTTGCAAAATAATTTGGTAGTACGAAATGTTAGTATATCTTTGTATTCATAAAACAAATAATAATTATGACAAACGAAACATTAGAACTAACAAAACAAAACACTAAAAAGATCATGGATTTATTAATGGAATGTATTTTAGATAAAAACATATCTATTGAAGATAGAAATAAATACTATTCTGATTATTTACAATTATCTGCAAGTTTATTATTATTATCTAAATAAATAAACAAGGGGTGCGACTTCAACGCACAATTTTTTAAAACTTTAAAAATAAAATTATGATTACACTAACACAACAAACAAGCGCACAAAACACATTAACTCAACACCATTTAGATATGGTTACAATGAATGAAGTTAAGAAAGTACATTTAGTATGCCAATTAGAAAGGCTTGAAATTGAGATGCAACAGACAGTTAAGAATTGGGATAAGATTGCATTCTTAAAAACTGATATTTTTAGATTAAAAAACTACTTAAAAAATAATTAACATGCAAATAGTTAACACAACCATCGTAACATCGGTAGCAGAAATTAAAGAGCTCATTCAACATTGTATTATCCATAATATTGAAGGTCAGATAAACTTGACATTTGAAGATAGTAAAATAATAGTTAGTGAACCGAGTAAAGAAATAGCGCCCGACTTCATTGTCGACAGATTCCCACATTCAGATTGTATAGATAATTGTCAATAAAATAAACATGGAAAAAAATAAGAAACTAGGCCGTAAAAGTATTTACATCAATCCTAAAAACAACACGTTAAAGACGTATAGAAGTAATAATCATAAGCTACTGGATATCGTAAACAAATTGATCCAAAACAAACACAGAATCAATCCTCAAAAGCTAACTGATAAACAACGTCAAGACATTAGCGAAACCATTAACGAATTATTATTTATATAAAAAGTAAAAAATAATTTTGTAGTACAAAACAAAAGCATATATTTGCAATTCATTAAACATTAAAAATAAAAATTATGAAAATTAAAACAACAACACAAAAAACAGAGACAGTGGAAATCGAGATTAATTTCCCAACATTCACAAAAGTAGTAGATATCCATTCTACAAAATTTTATTGCATTAAAAGTGAAGACGACATCACACGCGTTGAAAAATATAATAGTGGCAGAATCACTACTATTATAAACAAATATTATGGCGTTCAAGATGCACTTGCAGAAGGTTTTGAATATGTTACTCAAGATGAATTTATTAAATATTATGAATTAACGATTGACCAATTATATGCAGATTTATCAGTTATGAAAGCTATGCTACCTAAGCCTGAAAAATTCATGTTACAAGATTTCATTAATGAGATGGCAGAATACGAAGAAAATAGAAAGCAAGATGAAGAAGGCTTTGAATACGATCCCGAAACTGAATCAATGGTAAGATAATTAATATTAACGGGGGGTAACTCCCCCACTAAAAACAAAATAATTATGAATAAAGAACTAGCAAAACAAACGAAGGCCACAATAACAAGCCTATTCAAACAATTAGATTTGGACGTGGTTCCATTAGAGCAACTAAATGTTATCTTGTCAACACCGCCGCCAGCGACCTGGGTAAAACAGCACCCATTTATTAAAGGTTATAACTACCTACCGATTGACAAAGTAGAATACTTACTTCGCAGATGTTTCAAAAAGTATCAAATCGAAGTTATTAAAACCGCTCAATTATTCAATGCTATTGAGGTAACCGTTCGAGTTCACTACCTTAACCCAGCAACCAACGAGATGATGTACCATGACGGAGTGGGCGCACAAGAATTGCAAACTACGAAAGGGAGTGGGAATCTCAATATGGATATGTCAAACGTAAATAAAGGCGCAGTTATGATGGCCCTACCGATTGCGAAATCAATTGCCATTAAAGACGCATGTGACCACTTTGGCGATTTATTCGGAGCTAACTTGAATAGAAAGGATATAGTGCAATTTACAGGCGATACGGAGCTATTAAGCGCTGAAGGGGTACACAATAGCAAAGAGAAAGAACGTGTCGAAAAACACATTTTAAATGCGAATAACGTAGATACTTTGATGCAAGTTGAGAATCTTATCGAGAAATACGAATTAAGAGATATTTATAACGCTAAACACGATTTACTATATGGAAAATAAAATCTTATTTCGTTGCAGTGGCGTTGGTTCACTCATGACAGAGCCTAAATTAAAATCCGACAAAGAAGCTGGCAACCTTTCAGAAACAGCCAAAACTTTTGTTGAAGATAAATGGCTATTTGATACGTTCGGTTTTTCCGAACTACTCAAAAACGATTACATTGATAAAGGTAACGAATGCGAACAGGACTCAATGGACTTAGTTAGCCAAGTTGTGCCTGGTGGCTTCCGTTCACGATATAACACAAAGCTACAAAACGAGTATGTTATAGGAACGCCCGACATCGTGTTAACTGATTGTGTTGAAGATATTAAGACTTCATGGAATCTTAAAACGTTTTTTAATGCTGAATTAAGCAAGATGTACTTTGCCCAGGCGCAGTGTTATATGTGGCTAACTGGCAAAGAAAAATATCGTTTAATTTACGCTTTAGTGCCAACACCTCAACACATGGTCCTAAATGAATGTGAGAAGCTAGCATGGAAGTACGGCAAAAATTATGACAATGAAGACTACATTGCTCAAACACAACAAATTCAACGTAACAACGATTTGATTAAGGATTTACCTATTGAAAAAAGAGTGAAAGTATTTGCATTTGATTATGATCCTGGCTTCATTGAAACTTTAAAAACTAAAATCGAGAAAGCTCGAGAATATTACAACACATTAAAATTATAATTATGAAAAACGAAATAGAACAACACATTACAAGATTGAATGAATATGAAAATACTTTATTCAGCACAATTTGCCAATATGCAAACATTCAGATTGATGACTTAATAGGTCAAAAAAGAAAAAAAAGATTTGTAGACGCAAGGAAAGCAACCAGTTTTATCTTGAAACAGAAAGGTTATACACATCAACACATCGGAGAGATTATTAGTTTGATTCCAAAAGACCATACAACTATCATGTATCATTTTGAAAAAGCGAAAGCTCACTATGACTTGGAACTTGAATTTAGAAATCTAGTTATTATGGTTAAAAATAAGATGAAAGTATTTGAAGACAAACAAAAAGAATTATCAAATGCAGAAATTAAATGATTATATAAAAGAGAATCCTCAAATGAAATTAGATCATATATCTAGGTTATACGGAGTGAGTGTTAGTGCAATAAGCAAACGTAGGAAAACGCTTGGAATTAAGCACGAAACAGGCGAGCTTTGTAAGAAAATAGCATCAATGCTGGATAAAAGAAATATAGAGATAGCTAACGAATTAAAATGCTGCCAAAGATTGGTTGCATGTGTGAGATTTAAGAACAATAAAGAAAAAAGAATGAATAAAAAAGTAGAATTGAATCCCGAACAAATAAAATTAGTAAAGGCAAATTATGATAAGATAAGCATTGATAAGCTCGCAAAATTAGTCGGAGTGACTAAAAGCATATTACGCTCTCGAATGATTGAGATGAAGCTATATAATGAGAAAAGCAAGGTTAACTTTTATGGCTACGATTTAGACAATGGCAATGGCTATTTTGATTTAGATAAATATACTAAAATTATGTACTAATGGATGCAAAATATTTAAAAAGTAACACCGACATCACTCTAATTTTGACATATGCAACGCAGATTAGCAGACTTTGTGAAAATGTTATCTTGGACATGCAGTTAACAAAGAATATTAAAAAAGACTTCACGGATGCAATGCAATCAGCTAATAGAATCCACAAGATTATAGCCAGCATTACCAATTACGAAATGCGCAAAGAGATACATGAGCGAACTACGAACAATTACGATACAGGTGCATTTGATAATATCATGTTTACAATTGGTCAAATGTCGGATCAACAACGTAACTTAGCAGACGAAGTATTGAGCGAAATATTAAATGGAACTTTAAAAATAAATAGAGATAATGACAATAACGAATGAAGATAATATGGATTTAATGGCTCGTTATCCTGATAATTATTTTGATTTGGCTATTGTTGACCCGCCGTATGGTTTAGGGAATAGACTTTCAGACGGGGGGGGTAAAAGAAAAGACGATCCATCTCGTTTATTATATATAGATAAAGATTGGGATGTTTTACCTAAAAAAGAATATTGGGATGAATTATTCAGAGTTTCAAAAAATCAAGTTGTTTTCGGAGCTAATTATTTTTTAGAATATTTATCTAATACAAGAGGTTTTATTTGTTGGGATAAAAACCAACAAATGCCAACTTTATCAGCTTGCGAATTGGTTTGGACTTCATTTGATAAACCAGCAAAAATAATGAAAAAATCCAGTACAGATTTAGATCGATTTCACCCAACACAAAAACCTATTTATGTATATAAATTTGTATTTGAATATTGTAAAAGTATCAAAGGAGATAAAATCCTCGATACGCACTTAGGAAGTGGCTCAATAGCAATAGCTTGCCACGATTACGGATTTGATTTAACAGCATGCGAACTTGATAAAGAGTATTACGATAAGGCAATGAAAAGAATAAACAATCATATTTTACAACAAAAATTATTTTAAAATGAATAAAAATTTAAAAGGGTTTGAATACCTAGGTAAAACAAAAAGCGACAAGGGAAAAACATTTGAGACAAAAGAAGTTGATGTCGCTAAAATGAAGGCGGTAAGGATTGATAAGAAAACAATCAAGTTAATTAAAAAGTAAACAATTAAAAACAAATAAACAATGAGTACAATGATTAGTGGGTACATTACCCTAGAAAAATTAAAAGAAATCGTAAAAGTATGCGAATCTAAAAACGAAACAGGCTTTAAGTTTACAGCCTCTATTTCAGACACATCAAACCAATATGGTCAAAATGTATCCTTCTTTGCAGAACAAACCAAAGAACAACGAGACGCAAAAGTTAACAAGTATTATTTTGGGAATGGCAAGGTATTTTGGACGGATGGCAAAATTAGTTTAGGAACTAAAGACCAGCCAATACCGACTAGCGAAGTGAAATATCAAGGTGGCAAGGTTGAAGATGTTAGAGTATTACAGGCTGAATCTGACGATTTACCATTCTAGTCAAAAAATAATATGTAAATTTGAATCGAAAATATAGCTGGTACCTATATTAAAAATTTTCCACTGCCCTCATTTTTTAAATGCAACGTACCAGGTTCATTTTTAATTTGAGGGTATTTTTTTAAATTATGATTACATTAGACAGATGTTTAAGATTGCTCGAAAGTGGTTTATCACTTGCAACTTTAAGCGAAAACAAACAAGCTAATTTTAGTTGGAAGCCAAACCAACAAACACCACTATCAAAAGAGGAATTTGCAAAGCGCTATCATTACCAAGGCGGGATCATGCTGAAAAGCGGTGAACAAATGAAAGCGACTTCAAACATTGCTTTGATTACAGGTTATAATAACATCGAAGTTATTGACGTAGACTTAAAAGTATTTGCAACTTTACCCGAGCAGACTAACTTTTGGAATGAGCTTCATGAATATTTGAAATCAAACATTGATGACTTTGATTTAAAGTTTGTTATTTACAAGACTAAAAACCAAGGTTATCACATTCTTTATAAGTGCAATACCATTGTAGGTAATTCAAAGATTGCTAAATTGAAAGGACATAAAGAATGCGTAATTGAATCCCGTGGAATAGGCGGTTATGTTGTGGTTTATGATAATCAAATTAGTAAATTAGACTATCTTGAAATTAAGGCTATCACAGAACGTGACAGGCAAATCCTTTGGGATATTTGTAAAACGTACAATTATGTTGAAGAAAGCAAAACGATACAACCTGAAAAGAAAGCAGTTAAAGAGTATGCAGAAAACGAAATCACTCCATGGAAGGACTACAATGATAAAACTGATATCTTTGATGTTATTGGTAGTGACTTCAAGATAGTAAAGAAATTAGCAAACCATTATATTATTTTGCGCCATGGAGCTACATCCGTGCAAAGCGGTTACGTTTATCGTAATTCAAACTGCATGTATTTATTCAGTACAGGAACCATATACCCAAACGAAAAGCTAATAAGCCCTTTTAGTGCGTATGCAATAAAGAATCATAATGGCAATTATAAAGAAGCCGCAAAGGATTTATACAATCAAGGATTCGGAAGTCGTATCGTAACTAAAAAGAAAGCTATTGAAGATAAAGAAATAATTAACATCAATGCAGACGATTTAAATTTTCCTATCGACATTTTTCCGCAAGACATTCAAGAGTATATGATTGAATGTAACAAAACTTTGGATAGCTCGATTGATTACATGGGCTGTTCAATGTTATGGCTACTTTCAGTTATTGTAGGTAATTCAATTCAGATTGAAGTTAAGCGTGGATGGTACGAAACTTGCAACGTATGGATTGCCATCGTTGGTAAGGCGGGGCTAGGTAAAACTCCAAGTATTAGCAATATTATTTATCCATTGCAGAAAATCAATTCAAAGAGAATTAAAGAATACATCAAACAATATGATAAATACGAAGCCTATTCAAAGTTAACCGCTGATGAACAAAAGCAAAAAGAAGAAACAAAGAAGCCTATAAAAAATCAATTCATTGCCAATGATATCACTTTGGAAGCCCTAGTTGATTTACATCAAGAATCAAAGAATGCAGTCGGAGTGTTTAAAGATGAACTTGCTGGATGGTTCAAAGACATGAATAAGTATCGAGCGGGATCCGACCTTGAATTTTGGTTAAGCTCGTGGAGTGGTAAGAGTGTAAGCATGAATCGAAAGACCGCAAAATCCTCGTTTGTTGAAAAACCATTTATCCCAGTTTTGGGTGGCATTCAACCTGGTATATTAGAACAATCATATACGGCTGAAAACAAAGAGAATGGATTTGTTGACAGGATGTTAGTATCAATGCCCGAATTAGAGATTGAAAGCTATAACACCAACGAAATGCACGAAGCGACTTTATTATGGTACGAAACGTTTATAATAGGAATTTATGAGCATGTTAAATTCACTTTGATTGAATACGACCAAGACGCTGAAATCCTAGTTAAGAATGCTAAAATGGATGCAGAAGCCAAAATCGAGTGGGAAAGAATTTTTAATGACATTACCAATGTGCAAAATTCAGACGATGAAAACGAGTATATGAAAAGCATGCTACCAAAACAAAAGAGTTATATCCCTCGATTTGCGCTTTTAATCCACATTTTAGACTACTTCATGGACGTTAAGCACAAAGACCCTTATATAGTGAATAAAGACGCAATTTTGAAGGCTGAAAAGCTATCAAAGTATTTTATCCAAATGGCAAAGAAAGTCAAGGTGAATTCAATCGAGCACAAAGAGATTAAGGATGTTATTTACAATGCAAAAAATAAGACGAATAAACAAAAGTTTGAAGATATGTACATGTCGAATCCTGAATTAGACAAAAAAAGAGTAGCTGAAATGCTGGGATTGTCACGAACTCAAATTTATAGATATATAGCTGAAATAGAGAAAAAAGTGTAACATCGTGTAACGTATAGGTTACACAGACGTTACACACTAAAACGTTGATAATCAACACTTTAAGTAAAAAGCGTGTAACATGTTACACATTCATAAAAAAAATAAATGAAAAATAAAATCAGAAATAAAATAAAAATTTTCAAACCGTGTAACATGTTACACAAAAAACTCATAACTCATTGATAATCAATGAAAATCGTGTAACGTATCGTGTAACGTATTGTGTAACGTAGTGTAACATTTAAAAAAATATAACATGAATAGAGAAACCAAAAAAAGATTCCTACAAGCTAAGCGTGAACATCTCATTAGAAAATACCCAACGTGGACGGAAGATGACATCAAAAGTTTTAGTCATTACACGAAAACTGATAACGGAGCGAATGGTTTGACCAGGTGCATAATAGACTGGATAACATTCAAAGGCGGTCAGGCTGAAAGAATAAACACAATGGGCCGTAGAGTTGACAATACAAAGACAGTTAAAGACGTTTTAGGCTTTACAAGGGTAGTTGGTTCAGTTAGCTGGCAAAAGGGTACAGGAACGAAAGGGAGCGCTGATATAAGCGCAACTATCCCAATGGTAGTAAATAACATGAAAGTAGGAGTAAGTGTGAAAATAGAGGTTAAGTATGGCAAAGACAGACAAAGCGAGGATCAAAAGAAATATGAACATTCAATCAATGAAGCGGGGGGTATTTATGTCATTGCTAGGAATATTGATGACTTTATTGAGTGGTACGATGAAACATTTAAATAACGTGACTTATACTACACATCACAATCATTAACAAGTATATTTTATAACACATTATGCAAATAGAATTTAAGATTACAGGTGAAGACCAAAACGAATTAATGCCGTACTTTCAAGCGCAAAATAGAGACGCTTTTTTATTCGAATTATTTCATAATTTTTTTAGACAATGGAAAAATACAGATGGCATGGTAGACATTGAAGATGTTAAAGAAAAGTTATTTGAGTTAAAGAATGAACATAATATTATTTTAATCAATTAATTGTAGACTAACTTTGTTTTCCAAATGAACTTAATTGACTGATATAGTACAAGAGTACCCAATACTTATCGAAGCTAGTAAGAAGATAACAAACAACCATGAATTACACATGGACTTGTTACACTATGCTTTAGAAGAACTATATTCAAAGAAAAACTATGAAGAAATTATAAATAGTGGTGGTGTTCGTTTCTATGTAGTTCGTATCATGCTTACTCAATGGCGTTCAAATACAGGTCCTTTTTATAAAATGTTTTTCAATCAAAAATCAAATGAGATAAGCGAAGATATTATAGACTATAAAGAATACGACCATAACGAGCTCGAATATATCAAAGCATTAGAAGACCTAGCCTGGTACGATAAGGAATTATTCAAAATATTTTCAGACAAACAACATACGATATCAAGCCTATCTCGAGAGACTGGCATCCCGAGGTCAAGTGTTGACATTACCATAAAAAAAGTACGCAAAATATTACGCAAACTATGAGCAGAGTATTAGTAATCGGAGACATTCACGAACCATTTTGTTTAGATGGGTATCTTGAACATTGTAAAAAACAATACAAAGATTTCAAATGTGATATGGTAGTTTTCATAGGAGACATAATCGATTCACATTATAGCTCATTCCATAGCACGGATCCCGATGGTTTGAGCGCAATAGATGAGCTTAACGCTTCTATTAAGAAACTTCGCAAATGGCATAAAGCGTTCCCAAATGGAACAGTTATAATTGGCAACCATGACAGAATTGTGGCCCGCAAGGCATTAGCCAACGGAATAAGCGCAAAGTGGATTAAGGAATTTAAAGATGTACTTGAAGTCCCAACTTGGAATTTTACTACGGATAAAATAATTGATGGAGTTTACTACGTTCATGGAGAAGGAGCAACGGCATTCATGAAAGCAAAGAATCAATTTAGATCCGTGGTTGCCGGCCATACACACACGAAATGTTATATCGAATATATTAACAATGTGTTCGGAATGCAAGTCGGTTGCGGAGTGGATGCGAAGGCTTACGCTATGGCATACGCTAAAAACTATGCACCGCCTCAGATAGCTTGCGGAGTGGTTATTGATGGTAAATTACCGATTATAATTAAAATGCACTAAAATATATATTTAACTATATGAAATGGAAATTTGAAAATATAGACGTTATATTCAGTTGTCATGAGGATGACTTTGAACGCACAAGTAATTATTCACGAAATAAACTAAAAACAGATGATAGAATTATTATTATTGACGGCGCTAATATCGATGGGAACGATAGCACTAATATTGAATCCGATATATGCGAAAGTAGTGAAGATATTATCAATACTGACAAACAGAAATCTAGAAGGAAAGCCACTAAAGTGTCCGACGTGCCTACCATTTTGGATAACGATGATAGTATTATTGAGTAATGGAACTTCAATATTATATTGTATTCTTTTTAGTTTTTGCGCTAGCTACCTTGGGGAGTATTTTTTTAAAAGACTTACCTCATGAGAAAGACTATTAAACTGAATATTTATGATTGTAAGGTAAATTTTATCCTATCATTAGATATCAATAAAGACATTAAGAGGATATCCACAAAGAATAAACAACCTTTTATATTAGATAGTGAAGTTGAAGGCATTGTTTTTTACTTTAATTTAAGTGAATACTTCATATTGATTAACGATGATTATTTAACCCATAATACATTGGCCCATGAGATTTATCATTTAGTTATCAAAGTAACCGAACCACGGGACATAACAGATGAGGAAGCTCAAGCCTGGTTATGTGGAAAACTAACACAAGAAATATATAAATTTTTAGAACAAAACAAAGTAGAGATTAAATGACAATGGTAATAACGCAAGAAGATAAGGATATATTATTAGAGAATAGAAAGATTATTCTCGATATAACACATGGATATAAGATGGATGAATTGAAGGTATTATATGAGGTACATAATCGAATATATAAGACTAATAAGAGCCCAAATGGGTGCGGTTCATGTATTAGAAGCGTAATGATATCACTACAAAAAGCATTGTCTAAAGTATTATGAAAATAAAATTAAACCCGAATAATCCACGAATAATTAAGGATGACAAATTTAAGAAGTTAGTTCAATCAATAAAGGACTTTCCCGAGATGCTTGACATACGTCCTATCGTAGTAAATAAAGATGGGATTATTTTAGGCGGTAATATGCGATTTAAAGCATGCTTGGAAGCTGGAATTAAAGAACCGCCTTATAAGGTAGTTGACTTAACAGAAGAACAGCAAAATGAGTTTCTTATTAAAGATAATGTAAGCGGTGGTGAATGGGACTGGGATGCATTAGCAAATGAATGGGATGTTGAACAATTAGACAATTGGGGGCTAGATATGCCTAACTCTAAAGAAAAAGTTGAAGATGGTGAAATTTTTTTTAGTAATGAATTAGACCAAGTTAGTAATTACGTTATTTTAAAATTTAGCACAGATATTGACTTTATAAATATTCAAACTTTGCTAGGGTTAAAATCTACTTATTCAAAAAGAGCAAATGGGAAACCATGGGCAAAAGGAATAGGAAGGGTAGTAGATGGAATTGATGCAATTATAAAAATAAAAGAAGAATGAAGATAGGATATTTTTCACCATCGTATAAAAGACCACAAAAATCTATTACTCAACTTAAATATCCTTTCGTTAAAATAATTGTAAAAGAAGATGAAAAGGAAGAATATTTAAAAAATGGTAATATTATAGATATATGCCCAAATGAAATACAAGGTAACATATCCAGGGTTAGAAATTATATATTAGATAATTATAAAAATGATTTTGATGCAATAGTGATAATAGATGATGATTGCAATAAAATTGGATATTGGGAAAATCAAAAATATAATATATTTAATGAAGAAGAATTACAAGAATTTTTTGAATCAATGTATATAGTCACAAATGATTTTGGATATAAGTATTTTGGTTTAAATTGTATTACTGATAAAGGAGCTTATATGGAACATACCCCATTTTCAACAAATAAATTTATAGGAGCGCCATGCTCAATGATATTTACAGACAGTGTATGTAGATATGACGAAGAAATACCATTGAAAGAAGATTATGATTTTACATTACAGAATTTAAAAAAATATGGGGGTGCATTAAGAGCTAATTTTGCTAGTTATGATGTTAAACAAGCAGAACAGGTAGGCGGTTGTGCAAACATGAGAAATAATAAAGAAGAGGAAAGACAATTTAATTTATTACAAAAAAAATGGGGTAATAAAATAATACAGAAAGATAATAAAAGCAAAAGAAAATTTGATTTTAACCCATTATTAAAATCACCTTTAAAAGGAGTTTAACAGAGAAACTACACCGAAATGAACAGAGAAGATAATTTAAAACCTAATTGGCAAAAAGGAGAAAGCGGGAACCCAAACGGGCGCCCGAAAGGTTCAAAGAATCGAAGCACGATTGCACGTAGATGGCTAGAGGTCAATCAAAATTTAAAGAATCCTTTAACGGGTGAGAATGAAAACATGAGCCAAGAAGATTTAATGACATTAGCTTTAATTAAGAAAGCTCGTGAAGGCGACACGAATGCTTATAAAGCATTGATGGATAGCGGTTACGGAGCGCCAGTTCAACAAGTTGAAAACGATATTACCATAAAGGAATTTGATATCTCTAAACTCTATAATGGAGAAGCACAATAATATATGGAATTTACTTGGTTCCAAAAGTAGATATTTCGTAGTCACGGGTGGTCGTGGCTCGGGTAAGTCTTTCGAGGTTGGTAGGTTTATAACGTTATTATCATTCGAGCAAGGTCACAAGATATTGTTTACAAGGCAAACGATGACCAGTGCGCACCTATCTATCATTCCCGAATTTAAAGAGAAAATTGAGCTGTTAAAATTAGAGGACCTATTCAGCATCTCAAAAAGTGAGATTAAGAATAAAAATTCAAATAGTGAAATATTTTTTAAAGGCTTAAAGACTTCGAGTGGTGACCAAACGGCTAACTTGAAATCATTGCAAGGTGTTACGACTTGGGTGCTAGATGAATCTGAAGAGCTAACAGACGAATCTACCTTTGATAAAATCAATTTATCAATACGTTCAAACGATAAGCAAAACAGGATTATATTAATCTTAAACCCAGCTACAAAAGAACATTGGATATATAGAAAGTTTTTTGAGCAAGAAGGCATAAAAGAAGGCTTTAACGGGACTAAAGGCAATACGACATACATACATACTACCTACGAGGATAACATCAAGAATTTAGGCGTTTCTTTCTTACAAGAGGTTGAGAAAATTAAGATACATAATCCCGACAAATACAATCACGTTATTTTGGGCGGTTGGCTTGAGAAAGCTGAAGGCGTGGTGTTTACAAATTGGGAGTTTGGTGCATTCAATCCGAACTATCTTCAAACTTCATTCGGTATGGACTTTGGATTCTCGATTGATCCTGACGCATTGGCTGAGGTTGCTATTGATGTTAAAAACAAATTGCTATATGTCAAAGAACATATTTACCAACGTGGACTTAAAACGCATGAGTTATCAAAAATGCTACTTGAAAAGACTAAAGGCGGTTTAATTATAGCAGATAGTGCCGAACCTAGATTGATTGATGATTTAAGATTTCAAAAGATAAACATCCAAGCGGTTAAGAAAGGAACGATTGAAAGCGGGATTGTAAGGATGCAAGATTTCAAGATAATAGTTGACCCGAATAGCACTAACATAGCAAAGGAATTGAATAATTATTGTTATTTGAACAAAGGCTCTAAGCTATATGTGGATAATTGGAATCACATAATAGACGCTATTAGATACAATGTGATATACAACCTTGATAACCCAAGCCGAGGTACATATGGATTTTACAAAAAAGGTATGTAATTTTACAGATAAATTATATTTATCACTATGCAAGGTAGTATTTACGAAATATTAATTAAGGATTTAAAAACATTGTGCTTATCTCATAAGGCGGTTAAGTCATTCAGGGTAGGCGATATAAGCGCCATCGAACAACCAACAGGAAACGATGGGCCAAACACAAATTCGTATGAATATATTGCAGTTCATTTAGTACCATCGACCGCAGTAATGAATGGTCAATCTACTAAATTCGAGTTTGATATGGTAGTGTTCGACCTTTGCAAAGATGACTTGGAATTACAAGTAATAACTCAATCTCAATGTCTTGAAATTACTCGTGACATAATAAGCAAATTTAACCTTACCGATTGGGAAGGCTTTAGATATAACATTCAACTACCTACGACATCAATGATATTTGATGAATCGTTTGTGAATAGCGTGGCTGGGTATACAACACGAATCATAATCGAAGTAATTAGTCCGTTTACTTTATGCGAAAATCCTTTTAATTAATGGATCCGCAGAAGTTATATATACGACAAGTTACCAAGGCCCTCGAATCATTGGGCCAAGAAATCTTGAATATAATGAAGGCCCAAGCGCCCGTAAAGACTGGGAAGCTAAAGCGTTCAATTAGATACAAAGTAGTAACTAAGAATGGTAACCCAGCGTTATCGTTTTATTATATCTATTATGGCGTATATGTAGACTTAGGAACGTATAGCAATGCAGATAAGGCAAGCTATGGAATGAGCCAATTTATAATGCCACGTTGGAATCCGAAGCCAGGTAAGATTGGCAAAGGAATCATGCCACGTTATTGGACATCATTAAGTGAAGACGCAAACGAATTAATTGAATACTTCGCAGAGAAATTGCAAAAGACAGTCGGAGCTGACATAGTAGAATTATTAACAGGCGTAACAACAAAAACAAGTAGAGCAACATCATGATAAAAAAAATTAACAGCATATCAATTAAGAAATTCATTGAGATTTCAGACTTAATCAAAGACGATGCAAGTATTCACGACCGCATGGAAGTGATACGAATTGTTAGCGAATGCGACATGGAAGAAATTAGAATAATACCAGCCAATGTGCTTGATGGTATTTGGAATGACTTTGTAAAAAATTGTTTTGATTTGGGAGATGGTTCGATTGATAACATCGTTACGATTGATGGGATATCGTATGGCTTAATAGACGTTAAGAAATTGAGCGTTGGAGAGATGGCAGACATTGACATATTAAAAAACCATCCTAAATTAAATTTCAATCTACACAAGATTATGGCTATACTTTATAGACCATTGAAAAGCAAATTGCCTTTTGTAGTAGAACCATTTAATCCCGACACGTTTGAAGCTCGTGCAGAATTATTCGCAGAGAAAATGCCCGTTAAGGTGGCATTAAACACGGCTGTTTTTTTTTTAAATATATTGGGCAGCTTGAAAGGAGCTATAAAGGACTTTTCGGAGAAGCCGAAGGCGGAGAAGAAAAAGAAAATCTTGAGCGTGCTGACATCCGTTGCGCTCGAGGTTGGAATGCGTTTGTTTACTTCCTTGCTAAAGACGACATCCTCAAAATCGAAGAGGTTACAAAAATAGAATTGATAACGGCCTATAATTTTTTAGCGCACCAAAAGAATAAAAATGATAACACAAATTAACTACGCACCATCTTACCTACAAGGAACATACAATCCGATTATATGGAGTGTTACGAGTAATCAAATTACTCAATTAAATTTTTCCTATGTATTTGATGTTTATATCAATGGAACTTTTGAAATAAGATTAAAAGTTAAACCAAATCCCGCTGGTGTTGGTATGGTTGACATTAGTCAGATTTGCCAAGCGTATTTAAAAAATGATAGAATACCCGAAACAGTTATTAACACGACTACTTTTCAAGATTTATTTGCAGATAATACTAATTCAAGTTTACATCTATTTTTAAAAGTTGGTGAAGAGTATGGTGGTTTCTTATTTAATGGAGTTACTACGGGCCAACTAGGAGCGCCAGCTTATAATTTGTGGGCTCGCACAATTCAAAATAATTTCGATATCCCCGTTCACGTTTGGAATAGTAGTTTAGAATTTAGACTGCAACAGGATGGGATGAGTAATGGATATTTATACAGCGGTGGCTATGGTTTATTGCCATCGCAAACAATTACCTACGATTGGGGCCAAGCAATTAATAACAATACATTGGCATATCCGTTAAGTTATAACACATTAAACCAAAAAGTTTATTACAATGATTTGAACGTTTTATCATTTATAAATTGGACACAATATCCAAACGTATTAGATAATAGTTACATTGCATTTTGTATGTTAAGTTATTACGATAAATTTGGGAATCCGATAGTAACTAACTTACCAATTGAAGTAAGTAATGCAACTGGCTTTAGTCAAAAAAATCAATGTAATAATATAGTTGTAGCACAATTAAACCCTAGATTTGATATACTGCATGTTCAATGTAGATTAGCTTCTTTGATTGAAATGATTAATAACGCTGGCCCTACATATACTATGAGCGAAGGTCAATACATTGAAGTTCAAATGTATAATCATGTAAGTGGTAATGGATGTACACCAAGTGTGCCCGTAACACAAGTTAGTAGATTTACCATGCTAGAAGATTGCGACAATCTATATACCCGAGTTCGATTAAGTTGGTTAAATGATTTAGGCGGTCGAGATTACATGAACTTTACTGCATTTTTTGAAAAGGACACAACGACTACAAATGATAACTACTATCAAGAGGCAATGAATTGGAGCGCATTAAAGCCAGTTACTGAAAACGTAACGAATCCAAACTTTAATCTACAAACGAAAGGCGGTGAAGTTATCTATAATAAGCAAGCGATGACATCGTGGACATTGAACACGGATTGGTTAACACAGGATGAAGTTAACTTATTAGAAGGCTTACAAAAGAGCTCAAATGTAATTGCTTATTTCAATGATAATGCTTACAATGTGTTAGTGCCATATAGTGTTAGAATAGGCCAAACAAGTTACAAGACAAAGAATATAAAACAAGTTAAGTTAGTACAAGGTGAATTTGAGATATTCTTAAACCAAACGCAAAAGATTAATTAATGAAATTATATGTAAATAGTACAACGGGGTATATATTGCTTGACTTAATGGAAAACAATCCTATTAAGTTGACAATGGCGGTCGCTGACATAATGGATCCGACCAAAAGCCCATCGACATATTCGCAAACGTTTAGAGTACCAAATACGGCAAACAATAATTTGTTTTTTAAAAGTGCGTTCAATATCAATGCACAAACTTTTGATGCGACTAAAAAAATCGATGCGTATATTGAAGATAGCAACGTGACTATTTCAGTAGGTAATATCCGATTGACTAATATCTTTACAAATAATAAAGATAAAAACGTAGAATACGAGGTTACTTTTTTCGGTGAAGTTTCTGATTTCGCTGCTAAAATAGGCGGTGGATTCATGAATAATTTAAGCTTATCTCAATACAACCATGAGAAAAGTTATGTTAACATTGTAAATAGTTGGAATCTAAATTTGTTTGGTGGCGATGTGATATATCCTTTAATCGAATGGGGCTATGATTATTTAAACGGAGAACCAGTACAAAATACTTTGTCTTATCGTGATGGCACACATTCAAAGAATGGATTTACAAGCAATCAACATCCATTATCAATCGCACAATTTAAGCCCGTTATTCGTGCAAAAGTTTTACTTGATGCTATCTTTAATGAGAGTGGATATACTTACGAAAGTGATTATTTAAGCGGTTCAGACTTCATGAATCAATATGTAATTACAGAACAACAAGATAGGGCAACAGATACAACTATTTCAAAATTAGAAGCGAATGGATTATGGCAACAAGTATTAGGAGCTTTTACTGAAAATATTCAATTCCCGTATGAAGTTTACGACCCGAGTAATTCATTTGATAATACTAATTCAGTATTCAAAGTACCTATTCAATTTGCTAGTCCAACTGATTATTACATATTTGATATTGGCGGTTGGGTTACATTAAATTATAATTTTGTACTTGATTTTTTTGATATTGAAATCTTTAACATAACAACAAATACAGTAATTGCAACGACTACTTATATAGCTACACCGTTTGTACCTTATTATTTCTTTCACACATTTAACATACCTAATTCACTAGCG